ATCTACTGGTGTTATGCCTCACCTCAAAATTTATGACGCATCTAGTTTGGCATATCGTCAGGGTCGCACTCGCCGTGGTAGTTATGCTGCTTACTTGTCTATTGACCATCCAGATATTATCTCTTTTCTAGAAATGCGTAAGCCTACAGGCGATCCAAATGTTCGTTGCTTGAATCTCCATCATGGTATCAATATCACCGATGACTTCATGCAAATAATTGAAAAATGCATGTTGGATCCGGAAGCCAATGATGATTGGCAATTAAAAGATCCACATTCAGGTGAACTTAGGGAAGTTGTTTCAGCTAAACGTCTGTGGCAAGAAATTTTAGAATTACGTATGCATACAGGTGAACCGTACATACACTATATTGATACAAGCAATAAAAAACTTCCGTATTGGTTAAAAGAAAAAGGATTAAAAGTCAATCAATCAAATCTTTGTTCGGAAATAATTTTACCGACAAATGAGGAAAGAACAGCTGTTTGCTGCCTATCTTCATTAAATTTGGAGAAGTATGATGAGTGGGAATCTAACAATTTATTTCTCAAAGACGTTGCCGAAATGCTTGATAATGTCCTCAATTACTTCATTGCTAATGCTCCTGATGTTATCAGCCGTGCAAAGTATAGTGCCGAAAGAGAACGTTCTATTGGTGTCGGTGCTCTTGGGTTCCATGCTTATCTACAACGTAACAATATTCCTTTTGAAGGCGTTATGGCCAAAGTCGTCAACAATAGAATTTTTAAACACATAAGAAAAGGTCTAGATGATGCAAATAAAATATTGGGGACGGAGAGAGGTGAAGCTCCTGATGCAACCGGTACTGGTTTCCGTTTTAGTCATCTTATGGCTGTTGCTCCCAATGCTTCTTCTTCCATTATCATGGGCAATACTTCTCCTAGCGTTGAACCTTATCGTGCCAATGCTTATCGCCAAGATACTTTATCAGGTTCTCACCTAAACAAGAATCGTTGGTTAGATAAAGTCATTATGAAATATCTGGATCCAGAAGGTGGATCCGTTTTGACACCAAAAGGTGAACAAGAATATGCTGACATCTGGTCATCTATCATTGCTAATGATGGTTCGGTACAACACTTGACTTGGATGGACGAAAACACCAAAGCTGTGTTTAAAACATCAATGGAAATTGATCAGCGTTGGGTAATTGATTTGGCCGCAGATAGACAAGAATACATCGACCAAGCACAATCGTTGAACTTGTTTTTCAGACCAGATTCGAATATTAAATATATACATGCAATTCATTTTATGGCATGGAAAAAAGGATTAAAAACCTTATATTATTGCCGTAGCGAGAAATTAGCTAAAGCTGATAAAGTATCTAAGAGAGTTGAAAGAGAAATTATTAAAGAATTAGATATGACACAAATTGCTCAGGGAAATGACTGTATAGCTTGCGAAGGATAAAGATGTTTAAAGAAATTACAGAAACGTTAAGACAACAAAGATGGGACGACCATCGATATTACCATCACAGTAGAATCAATCAATTTCTACATTTAATTAGTGCAACATCATTTTTGGTTGCATATGTTTATTTGTTTATTGATCCTATTATAAGTGCTTATATTGCTTGGTTAATTTCAATGACATCACGGCAAATTGGTCATTTTGTTTTTGAACCTAAAAGTTATGATGAATATAATAAAGCTACACAAGAATACAAAGAAGAAATTAAAATAGGTTATAATTTAAATCGTAAACGGGTTTTGATGAGTCTGTTTGTTTTGATACCTATTCTTGCATATTTTGATTTTGCATTTATGAATTACATGGTTCCGGATCAAAACACAGAAACATTTTTAAATCGACTTGGTATTGGTTGGTTTTGGCTGGGCATTTCTGCTATCTTATTCAGAATGATCCAACTAACGATATTTCAAAGTTTTAAAGTTGCATTTGTTTGGTGCTTGAAAATTGTTACGGATCCAATACATGATCTATGGATTTATAGAAAATCACCATACTACTTGATGCGTGGTGAGTTAATAGATAAAGATTTAAAACAAGATTACGAATTAGAAATAGGTATTAAAAAATGAAACAGTTATTAAAATTTTCAGCAACATGGTGTGGTCCTTGTAAATCCTTGGCCAACAATTTTAAACATGTGAATCTTGGTGATGTTGAATTGGTTAACATTGATATTGAAGAAGAAAGTGCAAAGACGATTAGTTATGGTGTACGTGGAGTACCTACTATGGTTTTATTGGAAGATGGTGTCGAAATCAAACGTAAAACTGGTGTACTTATGGCCGACCAAATCGAGGAATTCATTAAATGATAAGCAAAACAAAATCAATTTTAACTGATGAACGTACATACTTTAAACCTTTCAACTATCCATGGGCCTACGATGCTTGGCTGAAACATGAACAATCACATTGGCTTCACACGGAAGTTCCAATGGCTGAAGATGTTAAAGATTGGAAAAAGAAGTTAACAAACGAAGAAAAACAATTTTTAACAAACATCTTTCGTTTCTTTACACAGGGTGATATTGACGTTGCTGGTGGTTACGTCAATAATTACTTGCCTTATTTTCCCCAACCAGAAATACGGATGATGTTGGCTGGTTTTGCTGCTCGTGAAGCTTTACATATTGCTGCATATTCACATTTGATTGAAACACTTGGTTTACCTGAAACAACATACAACGAATTCATGGAGTATGCTGAAATGAAGGAGAAACATGATTATGTTATGGACATTGCCAGCAAAAATACAACAAAAGAAAACACCGCAACACACATTGCTGTGTTCTCAGCCTTCACCGAAGGTATGCAATTATTCTCATCATTCATTATGTTATTGAATTTTCCTCGTACAGGAAAGATGAGGGGTATGGGTCAGATTGTAACATGGTCGATTGTTGATGAGACAATGCACGCTGAGTCGATGATTAAGTTATTCAGAACCTACATAGAAGAAAATAAAGAAATTTGGAATGATGAATTGAAAAGTAGAATATATACAATAGCTGAAAAGATGGTTCAGCTTGAAGATAAATTTATTGATCTAGCATTCGGTATGGGTGAAATGGAAGGTTTGAGTTCTGCTGATGTTAAGCAATACATTCGTTATATTGCTGACCGCCGACTCATTAGCCTTGGACTAAAAGGTATTAACAAAGTAAAACGCAATCCATTGCCATGGGTTGAAGAAATGATTAACGCACCAACACACACTAATTTCTTTGAGAATAGAGCAACCGACTATGCAAAAGGTGCTTTATCCGGAAATTGGGGAGATGTTTGGGCCAACTAAAAAGAAAGAAAAAAATGACAAACAAATCTATGACTGGAGACTGTTCTAGCTGTGAATCAACCTACGGCATAGAATTTACGGAAGAACTTGTATCAGAAGAATTTCCGGAATATTGTCCATTTTGTGGTGAGACCATCGATGAATTATCAGAAGAATATGCAGAAGAAGATGATGATCCAGAAGATGAAAACCGATGGGATTAAACTGGACATATAACGATAAAGAATTTACGGAAGACTTGATTGGTGATAATTTAGGATTTGTATATGAAATAACAAATCTTGAAAATAATAGAAAATATATTGGTAAAAAATTATTTCATTCATCCAAAACCAAACAAGTAAAAGGTAAAAAGAAGCGTATTAAAGTTCCAAGTGATTGGCAAACTTATTACGGAAGTAGTGCCGATCTTGCTAAAGATGTGTTATCATTAGGACAAGAAAAGTTCCAAAGAAAAATAATACACCTTTGTAAATCTAGAGGTGAGTGTAGTTATCTCGAAGCCAAAGAACAATTTTTAAATTGTGTTATGGAAAGAGAAGATTACTACAATACGTGGATTATGGTTAGAGTTAGAAAATCGCATATTAAGGATTATAATGCTAGACTTCTTAGTGGAACTAAAGAATGATAATCAGGATTTTGATTTCCTGAGTTTCACTTCAAACGATAATGGTGAGTCATTATCTATTACAGGTGAAAAATATAAAGATCCAGGAACACCAGTCGGAGGCAGCGCTATTGGTCCACAGTATCATATAGTCTTGTACAA